GTAAGTTACAATTAGAAACTTTTATTGTCCTAATATTGATTAAAAAGGAACTAAATGGCAAATAAAACAAAAATAACACAAGAAATAGCTGAACAAATAACAAAATTAGTAAATAATAACATTAATACTACTCAAATAGCAAAGAAACTTGGTATTGGTAGAACAGTAGTAACTCTTTTTTGTAAAAATAACAATTTAAATCCTACAAAAAGAACAAGAAAAGGCCAAACAGAAAAGGTTGAAAAATATATAAAAATATTAAAAGAAACTGGCAGTCCTAAAAAAGCCAAAGAGTTATCAGGTATAAAATCCAATGGCCAATATATAATAAAGAAATATAATTTAAAAAGATTTGTTAGAGATAGAAGTTTTAATAAATTATCCTTTGAAGAGGCAACGTCCAGAATACCAGGAAACGACGTGGCCATCGGTTTCAAGGATGGCAAGTACAAAATCTTAGCAGAAGACGGCTTCGTGTACTACAAATCATCTACAAAGCTTGAACAGGGTGATCCTAGAGGTAAATCTGGAAGAGTGCAAACCGAAGTTAATATAGCAAATAGACTAGATAAATTAGGATACAGGTATATACAAAATACTTTTGTTGATACCCATACTAGTTTAAAGGCCGTGTGCAAGAAGTGTAAGAACATTAGAGAAACAAAAATACATCTTTTTAAAATTCAAGAGTGTGCTTCTTGTTCTAATTCTGGAATATCTAAACAAGAATCTGAAATAAACGAATGGATTAAGAGTTTACAGCTGCACACTGAAAAGTTAAGATTTAAAGGAAAAACCAGAGGAAAAGAGGTAGATATTTACATTCCTGAATTAAATATAGGTATAGAGTATTGTGGCCTGTACTGGCATCATGAAAAATCACCAACCCCAAGAGATAGAAATTACCACTATGAAAAATACAAATTATGCAAAGAACAGGACATACAATTAATAACCATATTTGAAGATGAATGGTTAGAAAGAGAAAAACAAATCAAAGGTTTTATATTGAGTAAATTAAATAAAAATAATACAAGAATATACGCTAGAAAATGTGAAATCAGGGAAGTAGAAAAAGTTTTGGCCAACAAATTTCTGAATGAAAATCATATTCAAGGTAAAGTTAAACACAAAATTGCTTTTGGTTTATATTATGAAAATGAATTAGTAGGTTTAGTTAGTGGGGACAAACACCATCGTCAAAATCAGGAGGGGTTCGTACTTAATAGATTGGTTTTCAAAGCTGGCATCAGCATTGTGGGTGGAGCTAGTAAGCTAACTAAGGCTCTAGTAAATTACGCCAAAAATAATGGTTACAACAAACTAATTAGCTGGAGTGATAACAGGATAAGCAATGGCAATGTTTATGAAACCACAGGGTGGACAAAGGTGGAGGAGCTCAGGCCAGACTACAGTTATTATGTAGGCAACTGTAAAAGAAAATCTAAGCAATCTTGTCAGAAAAAAAATTTATTAAAATTAGGAGCAACAGGAAATACCGAAAAAGAAATGGCAGATAGCTTGGGTTATGCCAGAGTATGGGATTGTGGTAAAATCAGATGGGAGATTTATCTCTAAGCACTGCAAAACAACTAAGTATCTCATGTTCAAACTAAAGAGTCACTTTCTTTGCGTCTTAAAGAACACTCTTTTTATCTTCTACAATTGTCCAATTAACTTTGTTATTATTTGAATTTTCTACTTTTTGTTTTTTTAATTCTAGATAGTGGGTCTAAGTAGTCATTTATCGCTATTTCTATTTTATTTACTATTTCGGTACTTTTTTATTTAACTCACTCTTTTTCATTAATCCCAGCTTCCCATGCCCATGCTTTTTTGCTCAGAAAAGCCTTTTTTGAATTTTTCTTTATGAGCGATCATATCTTTAATAATTTCTTCAAAAGACTTACCAGTCAGGCGTGATCTGATTACAATTTCTTTAATGTGAGCAATACTAAATTCTTGGTTATCTACTTTCTTACTAGAAAGGGCAGTAGATTCTTTTTCTGTTAGTTTTCTTTTGCCAATATGCTCTGCTAGGGCCACTCTTTCTGCTGCTGATGGTGGTGGAAGTTTAATCATTTCGTCAAAACGTCCAGGTCTATCAGCCAATGCGCTTAGTAAATTTCCTGGATAGTTTGTTGTGGCAATAGTAAAGGTTGGAACCTTAAAGGTTACAGAGTTTCCATCAAGAAGACCAAGAAGGGAAGAATCTACGGATCTATTTCCTGAAAATTCCTGCTCACCGCCACCAATATCTTCAATAATAAATACCATTCTGGTAACTTTGTCATCGAATTCGCTTCCTAGACTAAAAAAGCTTTCTACGGAGCTGCTTTTAATTGAAGAAGTGTTCCAGTTGATTACTACAGTATTAGGGTCTTCTTTCATAAACTGTTGACAAAGAGAGTTAATGGCACTAGATTTTCCAAAACCTGGATCAGAATATAAAAGAATATTTCTAACCTTTTGAACTCCTAATTCTTCATAAATGTCAAGATTTTCAAAAAATTGATTAGCTCGACCCTTGATAGTTTTTGTATTGTCAATGCTTTCCAATAGGTTGTGGCTTTTGAGAGTAAAGGGCTCAATATCAGTGCCAGCCATGGTAGAAATGAGAGTAAAGCATCCAGGCACAATTTTGATCTTTTTTCTTTCTTTTTTCTTTTTGCTTTCTACATATTTAAACTGAGCAATATGGGTATCAGATTGAAGAGACAAGTCACTTGTACTGAGAATTGTCTTTTTCTTGCTTATTATATCCTCTAGGCTAGTAACTTCTATTAATTGGAAATGATTCTCTTCTATAGTTTTTTTGTCTGACATTAGTTTTCTCCTTATATTTGTAAATATCGGAAACTATGCTAATCTTAAATTTTTGGAGGATTTATGACACTTTTAGATAAACTATCAATTGCTTTTGGAAACCCTAGCCTAGCCAAGGAACTTATTGAAAGATTTGAAAAGGATGATCTTGTGGGACTAAATGAAGCTGAACTTGCTTCTGCTCTTGGAAATTCTGACATGGCTAGAAAAATCATGCAAAGTTCTGACATTGATGTTACAGAGTTGGCAAACTGCTTGTCTTCTCCTGAGTTGGCAAAAGAGCTTCTTGATCTTAGAAAACCTAAAGAACAACCTAAAGAACAACCTAAAAAGAAAAAGGCCAAAAGAAAGTCTAAAAAGCAAGTTGAAGAAAAAGCTATGGATCTAGATGTTGACAAAGATGGTGATATTGATCAAGATGATCTAAATATGCTTCAAAAAGCATCAAAAAAGATGCATAAAATTTTAAATAAAGACTAGTCGTTTCTGGTCTTTACTAGAGTGGTTACGAAATGGGTGTAATCTCCCAATTCTATAGGAAGCTCCGATTTTTCAAGGAGTTTTTCTTTTATTTGATTCATGACAAACCATACAAAATAAAAATTTTTAGGCATAATGTCCACGGCTTGAGCCCTAAATATACCTGTACAATTTAATCTGTATTTTCCAGACATGTCTTGATTTAAATAGAAGTGCATTTCTCTTAAACATTTGGCATTGTCAGTATCTGAATGATGGAAAGTACCACCAGTAGAAATTACTGCCCTTTTTGAATTAGGAAATTCTGTAAGGCATTCTGCTATTATTCTGATTTTTTTATCCATCCAAGATGAGTAATTACCCTGTTCGCCACCCTGATATTCGCTAAAAAGTTTCATTTCTTCATCTGTTGGTCTGATGTTACAATTCTTTTTAGCATAAGCAACCAGAGTAGATTTGTCAAATAGATCAGTTTCTACTGTCATGTTTTCTTCATCAATATCTACAATGGTTGCTATAAAATTTCTATAAGGCCAAGCAGCTATTTGGTCTAAATAATCCACAATTGATTTTGCATCATTGTAAAATCTCATTAAAAAATCGCACCTTCTTTAGAAATTTTAGCATATTCTGTTGGCCACTCATTTTTGTAGAATTCTAAAAGTCTCTTCTTGGCCACTTCAGTAGAAACAAACTTTCCGAAACCCGGACTATCTAAACTTACTAGCTTTTGATAACTTTCTAAAACGTTTGTTGCAGAAAAATGCAAAGGATCAACATCAAAACTTCTTATACCTACAAAAATACGAGGTTGATCAAGAGGTTCAACAAAATGCTCTAATCGGATGTTGTCAAAAATTACAAGCGAACTTTTGTCATGCTGGGGATGAATGGTTTCACCAGTAAGAGTGTCATAAAAGCTAGTCCCAGTAAATTCTCCAGTATTGAAGTTTTCTACATTAAAGCCAAAAATATAACGGTTATATAGACCTTCTTTAACTCTAAAAGCTTTTTCGTCAGTCAATTCGTATGAACAATAATTGCCGTCTCTGTGTCTACGAAGAAACTTAGATGGACCAACGTTTCCTGACTGACTGTACATTTGCCAGTTAACCATTTTGCGGTTATTGCGTGGAATCTGATAGCCAAGAAGCACAGAGACCACATCATCGTGAAAACGCATCATGTCTCTAAGAACAGTACCTTTAATGGTAACGTGTGGAAGCTCGTTTTCTTGGCCTTCTTCAATATACATGTGAGCGTGACTCTCACGAGTGTCGCTTTTCATAGAAGGGTAAACAGCATTAGTTTTGAGGTTTTCTTCATTATAATTTGCTGTATTATTTTCTGGAATTTCTTTTTTGATAGTATCCATTTCTTCGTTTGTTAAAAAATTAGGAACAACATGGTATCCTTTTTCTTCAAGATCTTTTTTCATTTGTTTTTTATTGATTCTATTTAGCATATTATTTCTCCAAAAGTGCTATTTCTGAAATATCAAATTCTGCAACCATCAAGCCATTAATTACTTGTGCATAGCCACTGCCATCAGCCTTTAAATACAAAGAGCCCTCCAGCAAAGGTTTCAATTCTTTAACTCCAAGAATAGAAGTATTTGTCAAAATCTCAAAAGCTTTAAAGTTATCTAATTGTTTACTTAACTCAAGCGCCTGTTGAGATTTATCTACTGGAGTTTTGTCAATTCTTCTTACCTTATTTTGTTTTCCATGAGCTCGATGTTCATATTCTCCGCAAATGCAGCTATTTCTATCACAACAATCGTAAAGTTTGTGTGGCATATTAACCTCTTAATTCGTATTTTTCAAGAACTTTTTCGACTTTGGCTTTTACATCTAGTATCGCATCGTCTTCAGAAAGTTCAATTACTTCAAAATTTAATCCTTGAAAAATGGAATAGTCTTTAACTTGTCTAAAAAATTCCATAACTCTCAATTGATTATCTATATTTTCAAGGCGCTCAACGATAGGCTCACCAGATTCAATTGATCTTTTTTTAATTCTTTCAATTGGCCAAGAAACGTTATCTGCTATAAAAATTAAGTTAAGGGTCCCATAGTCTTGGTTTAGTATTTTTTCTTTATGAATAACGTCTTTGTGGCATTCTGTAATTTGTTCAAGTGTCATACCTTTCGCGAGAGCATAACATAAATGCGAAGCTAGATTGCGATCTTTTAAAACAATTCCGTTAGGGTTTTTTTTAAGAAATTGTTCTGCCATTTTATAGCCCTCTAGGTCAGTAAGGGCAAAAAGAGATTCTTCTAGCTCTACAGAATCAGAAGGAAATTTATCATGAAGTAAAACTTTTCTACAAGCCATTTGAAAATCGCATGTTTTATCGCCACCAAGTAAGCTGGTTTTGTGAATAGCGAAACCTAAACCTTCCAATCTCATTAACTGATTTTGTAAAGCTGTGGATTTGCCACATCCGTCTTGTCCATCAAAGCTTATGAATTTTATAGGCTTTTTCATTTTTTTCTCCTATTGTGTAGTTTTACCTGAACCAACTACAGTAACTGCGTTAATCTATAATATATGAAAAATAATATCAAGTCATACATTTATTATCACATGGATCCAAGAGATGATCAGATTAAATATATAGGGAAAGGAAAAGGCTCTAGAGCTTATGTTTTTACTAGAAGAGGGAAAAAACACCAGGATTGGATAGATGAACTTGCCAATTTAGGGCTAAAGCCTAAGGTTATGAAATTTAAAGAAACTTTTTCTCATGAAGAAGCTTTAAAATCAGAAATTAAAGAAATAAAGCTAGCAAAAGAGTTGGGAGTTCCAATATTAAACCATTCCCCTGGTGGAGAGGGTTTAGATGGGCCTAGAAATCCTATGTATGGACAGCCTAGACCAGATCTTGCGGAATACAATATTGCTCAAACAGGTAAAACTTTAGAGGAAAGGTTGGGAAAAGAAAAAGCAGATTTTATCAAGAAAAAGAAAGGAATCGACACTAAGAAAAAATGGAAAGATCCTAAGTATAGAAAATTATTTATAGAAAAAGCCTCTAAAAATAGAAAGAAAAGTATATCCAAAGAGTTTGCTGTTTATGAGTGTATTACAATCAAAAGGGGAAACTATAAAAAAGGTAAACTTATAGGTAAGTGGATGAACCAAGTAGATTGTATAAAAGAATTAAACTTAAATCAACAACTAGTCTCTGCTTGCCTTAGGGGCAAAAGAAAAACAACAGGCGGCTATATACTAGAATATACTAATCTTTAATATTATTAGGAGAAATTATGAGGCTTTGGGCTAAAACCTTGAAAAAATATATAGATGTCAATAACTTTACTGAAGGTGATGAGTGGACTGTCCGTGAAAGTGAAGAAAATACTCTATATTTTCGACTAGTTGACTTGGATAATGATGGCCAAAGATATATTTCTAAAGCTACAATATTAACCGTAGAAGTGACCTTTCCTAACATTGATGATTCCTCTGAGTTCACAGTAAACGCTACAAACCCAGACACTGACGATAAATCAATTTTTGCTATTACTATTCCAGCAGCCTCTACGCCAGCATCTGGAAATTTTAAAGTTTCAGTAGACGAAGATGGAGCAGTTAAACAATTTGTTGTCTTAAATGGAATTTCTGTTGAGTTTTTGTCAGTAGGTTCATGTTAATGTCTGATTTTTACACCTATAGATATATAAGGTTAGATACAAATACACCTTTTTATGTAGGAAAAGGCAAAGGAAGACGAGCAAGTAATATAAGTTCACACAATAATATTTGCAAAAATATAGCGAAAAAACATGGATACATTATAGAGTATATTATTGAAAATACAACAGAAAAAATTGCTTTTGCTAAAGAAATAGAATTTATATCTATGTACAAAAATTTAGGATATTGTGAGGCCAATTTGACTGGTGGTGGAGAGGGTATATCCGGATTTAACCATTCTTTGAAAACCAAGAAAAAGATTTCCCGATCCCACTCTGGAAAAACCCTTACAAAAGAACATAAAGAAAAACTTAGCATTGCTCATGTTGGAAAAACCCTTACAAAAGAACATAAAGAAAAGTTATCGAAAGCAAACCAGATTTCTCAGAACAAGCCATTACATAAAAAGAAGCTTTCAAAAACTTTAAAAAACCGATGGAAAAATAAAGAATTTAAAGAAAAAATGAGCAAGATTCAAAAAGAAATTAAAAACAAGCCAGAATTTAAGGCTTTTATGGCAAAAATAACAAAAGAAAATAAATTAAAAGAGCATGAAAAGCCTTTTAACGTTTATATTGCAGTTGGAGAAAGAGGAAACAAAAATAAGGGCAAATGGGTAGGCTCATGGTCTAATAAAATTACCTGTATATTTGATCTTAATTTGAACAAAAATGATGATTCTAACATTAGCTCTGTTCTTAAAGGGAAAAGAAAAACTTGCAAAAATTATATTTTTGAATATATAAAGGAATCACAATAATGGCTAATTTTTCTGATAGCAAAAAGTATCCAACGAGTACTTATCCGGTCCATGCTAAAGAAGCTAGTGACCTTTTTAGTAGAATCGAGCCCACCCTTACACCTAAAAAGCTAATATCTAGATATCTTAAGGGTATAAATTTAACATTCAAAGATGACTCTACTTTAGAAACTGAGGACCTCAAAGACCGCATTAACATGGCCATGAATGAGTTTGAGGAACTTACTGGCTTATTGATCAGTCCTACTATTATTAAACAAAAATTTCCATACGATAGAAATTTATACAGAAGCTATATTCATTGTAAAACAGAAAAATCACCAATAGTGTCTCTTTTTAAATTTAGCATTACCTCAGCTGACCAAAACGACATTTTTAATCTTCCTCTTGAATGGATTGAAACGGCCAGATTTGCTCATGGTCAAATTAATGTTATTCCTCTTTTGACTAATTATACAGCCCAAGGATACGCTGCCTCAGGTTCTGCTGGTATTGCTCTCCTTTCTATTCTTGAAAACTCCTTTCACTTTGTTCCAGCTTTTTGGGACGTAGAATACTCTACTGGACTTTGTACAAAAGATGGCAAGGTACCTAGTGTAGTAAACCAAATAGTTGGGATGATTGCTGCCATAGATATTCTTGGTGAAAAAGCCGCTGATGACGCTGATACTTCAGTAAGTATTAGTCGAGATGGCATTAGCCAAAGTAGAAGTGGCCCCGGTGCTGCCAAATATGCTGCTCGTATTGAGCAATTAGAGGAAAAGAAAAAAGAATTGATCAAAAAGCTTAAGGGTAGATTTTCTAGAAAATATTTTGTCGGGAATTTTTAATGTCTTTGGTCAAGAAGCTATCCAAAAGACAAAAAGAAAAAGAAGTTTTTGAATTACAAAAAGGCTTTATAAAAAATACCATGTTTGCTGGTATGTTAGGGGCTGCTGTTGCCAATCCTGTTAATGCTCAGGAAAGGAAACCAGCCAACGTTCCAAAGGTGGATCAACAGACCCAGAAACCTTCCTACTCCAAGGATCAGATTCTGGACGCTATCAAGATGGTAGAATCGTCTGGTGGAAAAAATACCAATCACGCAATAGTTACGTCTGGTCTTAATGCTGGCACTAGAAGTTCTAGTGCCTATGGAATAATGCCCCTTAGCTCAAAAGAATTAATTTCAAAAAACCCCGAATTAAAAAAACAATACGGACATTTGCTTAAATTGAAAGGCAAAGACTTTCACGAAGCTTATCACAAAGATCCAGAATTAGATCGAAAATTAGCAAGTCATTATTACAATAAAGCTGCAAAACTTTTTGGCAATGATCCTCACAAGATCCTGCACAGCTGGCTCAATGGTCGTCAAGGTACGTTAAATGCCATAAAAAGAGGCGAAGATATCAAAAATCATTGGCATGTAAAAAAAGGCATGAAAATATTGCAAAATTCAGCTAAAAAAGGCATTAAACCGTAAGCAATAATCTTTATTGCATGGTTATTTATAAAATTACAAACAAAATAAATGGAAAAGTCTATGTTGGACAAACTATAGGGTCAATATATTCTAGATTTAAATCTCATACTTATAAATCTTCGAAATGTACAAAGCTATACAATTCAATTAAAAAATATGGTAAAGAAAATTTCAAAATAGAAATTATTGAAAAATGCAATTCTATGAAAGAGCTTAATAAAAGAGAAGAATATTGGATATCAAAATTAAACACTATTGAAGATGGATATAATTTGCAATCAGGAGGCAACAATAGAATCCCTTGTAAAGAAACTAGGGAAAAACTGTCAAAAATAGGAAAAGTGGCACAAAACAGACCCGAAACTATCAAAAGATCTATAGAAACCAGCATTAATATGTGGAAAAATCCAAAATATAAAGCCAAAATGTCAAAGATATTTTCTAAATTAGTAGACAGTGATAAAATGTCTGAAAAAGCATCAAAATTGTGGAAAAATGAAAAATCTAGAGAAAAGGCTATAAAAAACAGTAGAAAAACTAGACTTAAAAATTTTTCAAAACCATTTAAAGTATATAAAGCAGTAAAGGAAAAGCACAATGTTTACATAAAGGGAGAATTTGTAGGTATTTGGGAAAACAAATCAGTTTGTGCAGAAGATTTGCAAATAAGCGATAAAAATATTTCTTCCACATTAAATGGTAAATACAAAAGCTGCAAAGGCTACATTTTTGAATACATTTAACCTTTTGGCCATAATCTTTAACATATACTATAGGAGTTGTGTATGTTGATTGATCCAAAAGAAATTGAAAGCGTAGAAGAGGTAGGAACCCTCGATAAAAGCAAGAAAATTAAAATGGTTAGAACTATTGGTGGCCTGAATTTGGCCGTAGGTTCAGACTCTATTACTGATAAAGAAAAAGTTCTTGCTTATGCTTCTCACCCTGCCATTGTTAAACACCAACTCAGAAAACGCTACAATGCTAGGTTTGCTGAAAATTTACAAAAAAATGAATCTGGCGTTAAAGAACAAGTAGTATCGTTTGAAAAAAATCTAAGCAAATCTCTAGTTAATAGTGGTTATGATATCTATTGCTTGAAAAAAGGTACAGAGGCCAAATTTGTAGTTACCTGTGACAATATTGAAGTCATGAGTAGTGAACTTAGTGATATCAAAATTGAAAACGCCAAGATTCAAAATTTTGAAAAATACAAAGAATTTATACAGAATGAAGGCAAAGAAGCCCTTATGAACTCTATGAAACAACATATTACAGGAAAATAATGGTTGTTTATAGAATTACAAATAAAATTAATGGTAAAATATATATTGGACAAACGACCAGGTCCATTAACGAGAGGTGGAACGAACATTGCAGAAGGGGCTCAGAATGTACAAAGCTGTCCAGGGCTATTCAAAAATATGATCAAAAAAATTTCAAGATTGAAATTATTGAAAATTGTTCCAGTTTAAGTGACTTAAATAAAGCTGAAGAATATTGGATAAAAGAGCTAAACTCCATCGAGAATGGCTATAATTTGGCCACTGGCGGTGCAAACAGCAAACACTCCAAGGAGACAAAAAATAAGATATCTAAAAAATCTAAAAAAATGTGGCAAAACCCTAAACATAAAAAAAATATATCTAAAAAATTAAAAAAAAACAAAAACACAAAAGAAGAAAAATTAAAAGCTTCTAAAAGAGCCTTAAAAAATTGGAATAATCCAGAAATTAGGGATAAAAATATAAAAAATTCTGTTTTAGGTCTTTTAAAAAAAAGAAAAAAGCCTTTTAATGTTTATGAAAGTATTCTACTATATAATGGTGGTGTCAAAGGCAGAATTTATAAAAAAGGTAAATTAATAGGAACTTGGGAAAACAAAACAACTTGTGCTGAAGATCTAAAAATTTGTAATAAAAAAATTTCTTCCGTATTGATTGGTAAAAGAATGGCACATAAGGGCTATATTTTTGAATACATTGGAGAAAATAATGGCAAATAAAAAACCAAAAGGCAACCAGTTAGTTTCTAATCCAGATATTGATTGGCAAGTTACCATAAATCTTGATCAGGATGAAAAATTTGTAAATAGTCAAGGTGTGGATTTTATCCATTATAAAGCTGTACCTTCTTCTGTTGGTATAAAGGAGCGTGGCGATTACAGGAAGGTTGATGCTGCTGATATTTCAGCATCTAATGGCTTTAAGTATATCTGTGCTGGTGAATTTACTGCTGCTATGGTTTCTAATAACAAGAACAAAAATGCCATTGATGGTGGCTTGTTTGATGAATCAGTGGCCAGATTGATAATGCCTCGTTTTTATAATAAAAATGGACAAGATAGCGGTGGCAAAAGAATACACTTAGCACCTGGAGATAGAGTTTACATCAAAGATGCTGATGTTGAGGTCCCTAATTGGCAAAAAATGACATATAATCCTAACGGCACTGATCAGGCTCAATTTCCTATTACTTGTGTGGAATACTTAGAAGATTCTCAGGGTATAGAATATATAGCTGGCAGACATTTTAAAGTTAACTCTAGTGGAAACATTGAATGGCTTCCTGGACAAAAAAATCCAGGAATTGATCCAGATACAGGAAAGGGTCGAGTATATTCAATAAGATATTTATATAATGCTCACTATTATATACTTTCTATTCCTAATGAGTTAAGAGTAGGCAGAGTAACTGAAGGCGGAATTAGAAAAACGGCTAGAATGCCTTATTATGCTGTAGTACAGCGCGAGTACGTCTACCACAATCAAGTTAATTCTCAAAAGCCTGAAAATACTGAGAAAAAAACAAAAAG